CGGCAGATCAGATCGGCCACAGTGTCAGCGTGCCGCAACCGCTGACTTGGCAAAGGACAACACGCGCAAACTAGTCTCAAACCACGAAATCCCACGTCAGCCCCCAATCTCAACGGACGGCGGGCGGGCGTGAGTAGTGAATGAAAATAAGCGACCGGGATACCAAATAACAATCCGAAGATGCACGAAATCAGTGCCTGGGCTCATGCAAGTGGGGGATACTCCTTACGAAATGGTAGGCTGAACATGACCAGCAAGGCCAACAGCGTTCCAAAACACGAAGCGAGATACTGCCCAATATCATGTCAGGCCAGGCACCGGTGTACGAGGGGAAGACTCAGACTGGAGTGGTCGTTGCGGCGTAAGCCGCATCGACCTTAATGGTGGTCGCATTGGCCATAGCTGACCAGTCAACGTTTGCAGCAAATGATTGTGCAGCAGCACCCGTAGGAGTGAGCACCAAATCAAGCAGCAACAAGTTAACATTTTGGGCAGTGGAAGTCACACTTTGTTTTATAGTGACTGTTGAATTGACAGTGGAAGAAGGCACAGGCTGCAACAAAACGGTCCCGAGGGTTTCAATAATGACTAATGCGTGGTGTCCGGCGACCCATGTTAATGAGTCGGGCAACAGGTTTCTATCCAATTGAATTTGCGCAATGCCGGCAGTGCCGGCCAGCGCGCTCAAACTGGACCCGGGCAAGTTGGTTTTAGTAGAGGCGACAAGCGCAGTAACTGTGGCGGTGGTATTTATGGACGTGGCTTCACAGGTAGAGTACGCAGCCCGGAAAACCAAGTCGGGGGGGGGGGGACAAGGGCAATTGTCAGTGCCGCCCTCAGCAAGGCAGTCCCCTGCCGGACACTCTAGGGTGCCGCCGCCACCGACAAAGGGCACAAACGGCACGCAAGCCGAGGGTGGGCATGGCGGGCAAGGCGGACAAGGTACGGAGGCGCCAGTAGTAGGAGTGTGCAAGACCAATGAATAGGACACCTCGACGTAGCCACACATGCCCGTGAATGGCACGTTATTTGTGTCAGCCACATTCTCCGTTGCAACCCAAAGCCGGCCAATCTCATACGTCTTAGGGTCATCGGCAATGCCCTGTGAGGGCGCCGGAGTAAGGTTCCGTACGAACCGCTGCGTGCCAAACTTTTTCAGGTCGGCCTCATCGCATTCCAGCGATTTGGGTGACCAAATGTTGCCAGAAATTTCCCGCCAGTTCTCAGACATTTTCTGCATGGAAGTGGGTGGTGTGATGTCAGAGACGTCGTAGTCAAAATACATACTCAAAGTTCCATTGAGGGCGGTGGAGCATTGAGGCTTGTATGTGAAGGCGAGTTTCTCAAAATGGTACGATTCGTACTGAGAGGCAATCTTGAACTCCCAAGGAAACGCCGTGGAGTCGCCAGGATTCACAGCGTGCTGTGTCACGGCAAATATCTGCGTACCATTAATGTCGCGCACCCGCTCGGTCTTGACCACTCGCAAGGCAGCGTCTCGGGTGGCTAGGGAATGAATCTGTGCGGGGGTATTGCCTCCGCGCACATTAAAGGCTACGGGGGCATTGGCGTTTCCAGGGCCGTTCATAAGGCGTGGCAATCTCCACCTGGTTTGGCGGGGAGGGGCGGCCCGCCTGCTGCGCTGCCGGGCGATGGCACGCTGAGCGGAGCGCGGTATGGGCAAGGTAAGTGCTCGGTTTCCACGGCCGCGGCCTCTTCGTACTGTATTTCTTGCACGGCCCGCAGTAACTGGCATGGGGGCCGGTGAGGGCAGCGGGAAGGAATTTCGAGTTGTGGAGGATAGGAGGGTGATAAAGGTGGCAAAGCCACCGCAGAGGGAACTAGCTGTATGATTACTCTATGCCATGGGACGGTCGACTTATCGTTCGCGACCGGTGCAGTGTATTTTCTCCGCACTGCATCCGTGAACCCTTTCTCTCAGGCCAGACAAAGTCGGAGCGGCAACGTGGGCATGGACTTCGCCTCACGAGAACATGGAAGGTCCCGCTCGTTCGCCTTGAGGTCAGCTAATCATCAGTTCATTTAGTTCGGTGTACGCTACTACAGTTTCTGAACGCGGAGCTACCGCCCCTCGGGGGCCTCAAGCCCGGCATTTAGCCGGTCACAACTGGAACAAAATTTAGAGACGCCGGCTTGCCTAGGGCATAACCCAGGAAAACGTAGGCCATCGGGGCCGCTACAGCGGGCCTTGCAGTGTGGGTTCGGGCGCCTCAATGCATGGCGATTCTCGGGTCCGAACACCCGTTGCAGTCGATGCGCAACGGGCAAACGGGGCGCGCCCAATGCAGGGAAGGTAATAGGGGCGGGAGCGGACGCCATGCCTTGGAGTGCGCCGTCAAACGGGGCAAGCCCGCTAGATGTGGCGACAGTGACGGGTAGGGCTGCAGAAGAAACGGCACTGTTGGGTGCGGCTCCAAAAAGTTCCCCGTTGATGTCGGTCGGTGCGGATACCACATGTTCCGCAATCCCGCAACACAAGGGTATTTCGTGAACGGGAATTTGGCTGGCGACGAAATCGCCCCATCGCTGGAAATCGAACCCGGGGAGTGCAACCTGGGCATAGTCATGCATCCAGTCCGCACATTCATTAGGGTATTGATTGCTCTTGTCGAATTGGTGCAACCACACCTGGTGCAGGTTCGACTTCCCCGCGGTGCCGTCCAAACACACCTTAGTCACGTATGGCCCGAGCACAGGAGTATTGGCATCGGTAAGCCAGTACGCAAAGGCTTTGGCTAGCAATTTCTGCTCATTGGTAACGTTGCTCGCCATGATTTGACAGGTGTGGAACTTGCTCAGCTGCCTTGGCAGGTCACAACAAGAATCAGGCTGCCCATTCCAGACTCCGGGACCATAAATTCTCGCCAAGAACTTGACGCCGCTATCGCCGCGCGTGATGGCGTCGACGGCTGATTTTTGGCCGATACTCTCAGCGGCATTAATAAACGCTTGCGGGTCCATATCGGCATTGATGCCGTCATCCCCACCGCATAGCAGAATTTCGTCAAAAGCCTCGCGAGCTCCCATGTATGCACCGTTGCGCAATGTTGTACGATAGGCCACGAAACTACAGAACGCCGTGGCCAAAGAATTGAATGCAGAAGTCTCTGGTGAGCCAGACGCCCGCGCGGTGCCAGACAGGTATGTCCACTCACCGAGCTTTGCCTTCACATTGTATTGCATAGAGTGCAGCTCAGCAACTTCAGCGTGGTAGGCTGGCCGAAACAGCCGGAGTAAAAACTTGAGCTCAAGTTCACGCAGAAGGGGGGATACATGCCCATCGAACCGGGAGAAGTCCGAGTTACAAACATTCCCAGCGGAGCAACACCGCTGGGCAATGATATTGGCTATCTCCAACGGAGTCTTGCCGAACGCATACCAATGGGTTTCTTTCAGCGCTTCAGCGACTCTGTACAAGTATCGGCTATAATGCACCTTATTGGCAGTGTTCAACGTGCTAATCAGCCTTGGGTCCTTTGGACTCTGGTGCACTTCAGCCTTTGGGAAGACGGCAAGGCCCCCGGTGGGCAACGTGGAGGCGGATTCGTCAATCATCCTTCGCTGGGTAGGGCGATTCTGCCGCTCATACACCTCATCAAAATCTACAGGGTGGGCAATATGGGCCTCGGGCACCAGCGCAGCGACGAACTCATCCATGTACGTTCGCATACTGCTCGAGCTCTGGGTGTGGTTGGCCACAGACAAGATGCGTTTCTCGATTCCGTGCCGCGCATTAGCGGAGCTACGTGAAGCAACATAAGCACCATCTAAGATAGGTGGGCAAAACGTGTCAATAGGCACCTTCGCCAAGGGATCGAAGTTATGCTTGTCATAAGCAGTGTAGACGAACAAGTGCTTCTTGTTAGGATAAACTGTTGTGGGTTTCGACGAATGTTTGGCACGATGGTATTCCAGCACGATATTTTGGCCAACCTGGTGCTTC